ATTCAGAAGGAGAAGAAGCAACTGGAAATCAAGACCAAGATTATCGAACGAACTGGTTTTGATGAGGTAATGATGGTTGATGATAGCTTGCTTTCTGGTAGTAGTTCAGACTATAATACTATCAAGGATAACATTGCTTACAAAACCAATCGTCAATGAAGATTGCCATTATTACCGATCAACACTTTGGTGCTCGCAAGGGATCCAAGTTTCTCCACGAATATTTCAAAAAGTTTTACGATACAGTATTCTTTCCATATTTGGAGGAACATAACATTAAAACTGTTGTGGATATGGGAGATACTTTTGATAACCGTAGAAGTATTGACTTGTGGTCCCTTGAATGGGCAAAAGAAAATTATTATGATCGCTTAGAAAAGTTGGGTGTGACTGTTCATACGATTGTTGGCAACCATACTGCATATTATAAGGATACAAATTCGATCAATTCAGTTGGTCTTCTTCTTAAACAATATAAAAATGTGATTGTCTATCCAGAAGTCACAGAAGTCAAACTAGATAAACTTAAAGTTCTTTTTATTCCTTGGATTAACAATGAAAATTTTCAAAATACTGTCGCGTCTGTTAAAGCTTCACGTAGCAAGTGTGCGATGGGGCACCTTGAACTCAACGGATTCAGAGCTCATCGCGGACACATCATGGAAGATGGTATGGAGAGCGAACTATTTGAGAAGTTCACCACTGTCTTCTCGGGACACTATCACACTAGATCGGATAACGGGAAAATCTTCTACTTAGGTAATCCTTATGAGATGTTCTGGAATGATGTGAATGATACTCGTGGATTTCATATCTTTGATACTGATACCTTAGAACATACTCCCGTGAATAATCCTTATAAAATGTTTTATAACATTTACTATGAGGATACTCCATATCAAATGTTTGATACAACTGAGTATGTTGGGAAGATTGTAAAAGTTATCGTAAAGAAGAAAACCGAACCTAAGAAGTTTGAAAAATTTATAGATAAATTATATTCCTGCGGAATTCAAGATTTAAAAATTGTAGAGAACTTTACCATTCAGGAAAATGAAGACTTTGAAGTTGAAGAAACTGAAAATACAATATCAATTCTAAATCGTTATATTGACGAAGCAGAATTTGAATGTGATAAAACTATTGTTAAGGGAATCCTCCAAAAGATTTATTCACAGGCTTGCGAGGTAGAGTAAATGTTTCTTCTTACACTCAGAGATCAGAAAGAGGACGGTGCTTACGCAGTTCAAAACCGTTATGGTGAGAAAGTTCTTTTTCTTTTTGAGGAAGAAGATGATGCAACAAGATATGCCCTCCAATTGGAGGAGCAAGAAGACACAGAAATGGACGTTGTAGAAGTTGATGATGCCCTTGCAATTATGACTTGTAAGAGGTATAATTACAAATACGCTGTGGTCACACCCAACGATATCGTTATCCCCCCTAAAGTGAATGATAATTTTTCAGAAGATTAGATATAAGAACTTTTTGAGTTCTGGAAACCAATTCACGGAAATAAATTTTCAAAAACATCATACAAATCTTGTAGTCGGAACAAATGGTGCTGGTAAATCCACAATGCTGGATGCACTAACTTTTGTTCTGTTCAATAAACCTTTTCGTAAGATTAACAAACCACAACTAGTTAACGCCACAAATGAGCGTGATTGTTTGGTTGAAATTGAATTCCAAATTAATGGACGGGATTATCAAGTTCGACGTGGTATTAAACCAACTGTGTTTGATATTATCGTAAATGGTGTTGAAATGCATCGTGAGGCAGATGATCGTGCGATGCAACGTGTACTTGAAGACAATATTCTAAAAGTAAACTATAAGTCTTTTACCCAGATTGTTATTTTGGGTAGTAGCACTTTTGTGCCGTTTATGCAGTTGACAACTGCTAATCGTCGTGAGGTTATTGAAGATCTATTGGATATCCGTATCTTTTCTTTGATGAATAATATTATCAAGGATAAGATGAGGACGCAGAAAGAGCAGATTAAATCTCTTGATCTGAAAAAAGATACCTTAAAAGATAAGGTTAAGATGCAGAGAGAGTTTATTGAAGAACTTGAGAATCGTGGTAATGCCAATATTAATACCAACAAAGAAAAGATTGCCAAGTTAGACAAAGAGGTTGGTGATTATATTGATGCTAATGAAATTATTCAAACACATCTTTCACAATATACAAAAGAACAGGAAAGTCTTGTCGGCATCGGTGATAAGTTGGTGAAACTAAACAATTTGAAAGGTAAACTCTCACAAAAAGTATCTGCTATTACAAAAGAGCATAAGTTTTTTAACGAAAATACGGTATGCCCCACCTGCACTCAAAACATTGAAGAATCTTTCCGGTTAAATAAAATTGAGGACGCTCAAAATACGGCAAAGGAACTTCGAGCTGGTTATGAAGAACTTGAAAAAGCAATCGAGTCTGAACAAGAAAGAGAGCGTCAATTTAATAACCTTTCCCAGGAGATTACGAAACTAACGCATGGCATTTCTCAAAACAATACTCGGATTAGCCTCAACCAGAGACAAATCAGAGATCTTGAGCATGAAATTCAAACTCTTACCGAGAACCTTGCAAACAGAAATACTGAACATGAGAAACTAGACGAATTTAAATCCAATCTCCAACAGACAATCGAAGACCTTTCAGACAAAAAACAAGAAATCGTTTATCACGATTTTGCCTATTCCTTACTTAAGGACGATGGTGTAAAGACGAAGATCATTAAGAAGTATCTTCCGTTCATAAATCAGCAGGTCAATCGTTATCTTCAAATGATGGATTTTTATATTAACTTCCATCTTGATGAAGAGTTTAAAGAAACTGTTAAGTCTCCTATTCATGAAGACTTCTCTTACAGTTCTTTTAGTGAAGGTGAAAAGATGAGAATCGACCTTGCCCTACTCTTCACTTGGCGTGAGGTAGCGCGTGTCAAAAACTCTGTAAACACCAACCTGCTGATTATGGATGAAGTATTCGACTCTTCACTTGATGGTTTTGGAACCGAAGAATTTCTTAAAATTATTCGCTATGTGATTCAGGATGCTAACATTTTTGTTATTTCCCATAAGACGGACATGTATGACAAATTCGAAAGTGTCATAAAGTTCGATAAGGTAAAAGGATTTTCACGTAGAGTGTCCTCAGACACAGAAGACCAATGAACACCCCCAACTGGCAACACCATTCCAAGAAGGAGCAGAAGCGTAAACTGAAACCGCAAGCACTCCGACAAGCAAAGGCACGACGCCAAGCATTCAAGAAGAAGCACTCCTCAGGGGGTGCTTCTTTTTTATAAATATCTAAAAAGTATTTTTATAAATGGATAACATTTACGAAGGAGCATATCAATATCTTCTGGATGAAGGATATGGAGATGATGATGCTACTGAAATTGTAAACTATCTTTATGATAATAGGGAACTTGATGGTGTAGAAGTTCTTGATGAAAGTGCTTTCCGTGCAATCTCTGCACTTACTAAGGCTCTTGGTGGAACTAAAAAGGGCTGGGTTAATATGCAGAGAATGAATAAGTACATGAGTGGTGGTGGATTATCGCCAGCAATGCAAAGAAGAACTGCTGGCAAAACTTTGAATCTCGCAAATATTTCTAAACCAGTATCTCCTCCAAAAATTACAACACCAAAAGAGACTGGTGGTCTTTTGGGAACTAGAAACGTCCCTAATATCACTCAAGTTTCTAAAAAGTATGGTATGGACGTTCCTGCCCCGCAACCCGCTTGGGGTGGAACACCAAAAGATCCATGGACAAGTCCATCAATAAAATTAGTTAATCTTCCAAAATCAAAAAAAACTTCTGAAATTGCTAAGAAAGTTCAGGCAGCATTGCCGTCAGCAAAGGAATTGAAAGCACTTCCTCCTGGTGTAAAGGGTGGAGATGTAGTTCAATCTGGAGTAACAGCAGGTTTGGGACCCATGCCCAAAGTTGAACCAGTTAAAGTGAGAGATATTGGTTCTTCTCTAAGTTCTGGTGGACCTACCAGATATCAAGGAACTCGTTCTGGTGGACAACTCTCTGGTGGTAAAGATCAGTTGCTTCTTCCTGCTGCTGGACAAACTTCTTCCTCAAGAAGTGTTGCTGGGCAAACCTCTTCTAGAAGAAGTGCTGCTGCTGCTACTGCTGCAGCCGCTG